TGTGTATGAATTACCATCGTCATCCAAGCTCTTTACCACAAAAGCCATAGACTCTTGTTCATCGTAAATAATACCGGTGTTTGCTCCTACGTGAGTACTCCAGTCGCTGTCGCTTATCTTGTTTTCTTTTAAGTTGGTAATAGACGAACCGTTATACAAATACAAGCCTTGTTTATTGGCCCATATTATACCGTACTGGGTTCTTTTTACCGCTTCTGGATGCAATACACCCTGATACTGTTTACTGTCCTCTAGGAACCAATTACGGTCATCTCCCGCTATGTTAATAATGTCTAAGCTTTTATTCTTGTAAGCCAATAATCTATCTGCATACGCCTCTATTGCAACATACACATCTGCATCACCCTTAGCCGCCTCTATAAAATTATCTGATGGGAATGTGTCATATCTATTGGGCATGGAGTACATGATTCTGTCTGGGTAATACCTTAGTGTTGCATCTGCTTTGGTGTCTCCAGTTTCTTCATCTTTCATCGTTACATTACAAACAAACACTCTATTGTTTGCGACGACTGTATCTTTCCAATGCTCTCCAGAGTCACCTAATGCATTGCTAAATATACTGGAGCTAAACCCATTTATAACTTCGTAAGTAATAAAACCAAGTTCTGTTATCCTAAAATTATCTGCAACTGTAGCATTAGGGCACTTGTATTGAGAGCTTCCAGCATCATGCCATGCAGTATAGTCATCCGATAACTTTGTCCTAGCCCCTTTTGTTAAGTCAATATCTATCAACATAATAAATTCAGAGTCATCGCTTGCTTTTCTAATATACACCCTACCTCCAGATATTCTAGGGTCAAATGGCCCCTTGGCACCAATACTTACAGACAATGCTTTGAACTCATTTTCTTCTGAGACCGTATGGGTGGTTGTATATTTTTTAGGTAAAGATTCTTGATTACCATCGTAAATAAAAGTAGAGGCAAGTTCGTAAGTCCCTGATTCTACCAATCCATCTTCATCTGTTTCTGTTGATATCGCAACCGTAAATCCGTTACCGACAGTTCCGGGATTAGAAGCAGTAGCACCAGTAGAGCTTGCCGCTGAACTAAGAACTACTTCTGTTGGCCTTGCGAGGTCATTATCTTTTGCAAAATAGTTCATATAAGAAACAACATCACCAGTACTAGACAAGGTTCCGTCAAAATGCCTTCTTTGTATCCAGCCATACCACTGTATTTTAGAACTGTTTTTACCAGCGGTGTCGCAACACCTTATAGATTCATCTACTTTATAGAACTTTACCTTAGAAGGAGTGCCAGTAACCGTTGATGAGTTTAGCGTAATGACATTGTGTGTATAATTATTAGCAGTTGTTGAAAAAACATCAATGTTATGAGCCGCAGGGTCAGCCAAAAGAATAACTTGGTCTCCCTTGCTGTGACCAACAACTGTTAAATTAAAATGACCAGCCGCAGTACTGTCAAGCCTAACGACTAAACCCCTATCAAGTATTAACTCTTTACCGCTATTTGCAGTGTTTACAACTCTATACACACCCTGTGCACTAGCCCTTATCATCCCATCAGAAAAACTACTGCTTACAGAGGACGTATTACCGCTAAGGGTTAAAGTGTCTCCAATACTAAAAGAAGTTCCTAGGTTTTGAACTACTCCATTTACTAAATATTTTAACCTGTTATTTACAGCACTTAAGCTTCTAGCACTACCATCCTCTTGATAAACAAAGAACCCATCCTCACTGCCTCCGGTGTTGTCATTCGTGCCAGTAAAAGAGACCGTAGTAGAATCTCTAGCATGGTCTGTCTCAAAGTAACCTAATCCATATCCGGGCTGTACTGTAGCTATCTCATCATTGGCATAAGCAGTTATCTTGTTGTTTGTACTGTCCTTCATACTGTATGACGGCTGTATACCACCATACGTATTAAACATCACATTTACTGCTGTTTTAACTTCATTGTCAGCAATGTCAGCAATGTCCTTAACGGTGTTTAAACCACCGCTAAAGTCATTTAATTGATACAGTCTCTTAGGCACTACTTACCTTTGAATAAGCCTTCTATAACGTCTGTTACAACGTCTACCATCTTTTCAAAGAATATCTGTTCTTTTTCTTCAGATACGAAAGGGATGTCAATCTTCTTGTTAATTGCAGTAGCAATACTTTCTGACATCTCATCTGATGAAAGGTGATTCATTGCCTCTTCTTTCATTTTGTCTGCTTGTTCTTCAGCAAGCTTGACCAGCATTGATTTAATATCCATTCTATTTTCCTTTTTTTATGTTCATTATTAATAATACGATAGACAATAGTGCAACCACTACCTGTAAAGACTCATGTATTTGAGTCAGTCCAATCGCATAGTTACTAAAACTGATTGCCGCTATCTTTAAAGTGTCCATTGCTCTTTAATCCTTGTATCTCGGTTCTTAACTTAGCCAATTTTTCATTGTGTTCTATCTTCATTTCTAATGCGGTGACACGAAGCTCCATTTGGTACCAACCCCAAGCAAGTGCACCCAACACACTAACAGCATTAAAAACAAGCTTCATATCTAACTTAATGCCTGCCATTGATTCTACTCAAAGAACCCTTCACTTCAGATATTTGATTGTCAAGGTCATTAACCTCTTTTGTCAAAGCATCAAACTTGCGGTCTAACTTGTCGTCTGACTGATTCCATCTATTAATTAGTTTGATTATCATACCTTCCATGTTCTCTAGTGTTTCGCTTTGTCCTTTGTTCTCTACTTTTAGATTTTCTAATGTTTCTTGTTGCTTTGTCGCCTTGTTTGACATTTGCACTACAAGATACACAAACACAGCACCGACTACCCCTATCATTCCTGCTTCACCGTACAACGCTATAAAATCCATAATTACTTCCGCTTTTTCTTACCCCAACTAAATGGGTTTAGGTTTAATTCTTTTTCGTAAAAGGCTACTTTTTCTGCTAACTCCTCTCTCTGAACCCTTTCTTCAACAATGTGTTTACTAAGTAGATTTTCAATTTGCTCATCCGCAGTAGCCACTTGATCTTCCAACGACTGAATCCTACTTTCAATTTGCCAATACCCATAAACCATAACGGCAATGAGAACACATCCTTGAGCAAGCCATTTAAGATTAATGCTAACAATGGCATTGTCATCAAGAATAGTAGTGCGATAACTCCTAGCTGTGTCTGGCTTTCCACTCATTTCACCACGTCTTCAAACTGATTATGCTTCCAGCACCAATTAGACTCTGTGTAAATTCTTCCATGATAGTAATGGACTACCGAATCAGTCCCCATTACTTCTATAAATACCGTATTTGAAACAGTATCCTGTGGCGTTATTTGGATTCCGCTTACGCTCCATCCCTGACTGCACCCTCCTGTCATTGTCATACACAACAGGATTCCCATAACTCGTACTAACAACTTCAAACCCTCCGTTCTTTACCTTTTTTATTATATTGTTCATAGCACCATCCACCAAGCTATTGCAGTTTCTACAACTATGTCAGCAAGGGTATTGTATGCCCATTTCTTTTTACTGCCATAAGGTCTCCAGTTTTCTATGTAGTATTCAAATACTTCCCATAGAATACCCACAATGAGCACTCCCATAACACACCAAAAACTACTCCAATGCAACCATTGAAATATCTTACAAAGAAAAGCTCCAGCGGCTAAATGATAAGCCGTCCATCCGTCTAACTGACCTGTTTCTTTTTGCCAGCCGACAAGCCTACTTAAAGGACTCTGCATCTTACGTCTCCTCTTTAATCTTTCTGTTCTTCTTACCCTCTGTAGGCTATGCATACTGCCGTAGAGTCTGTATGATTTACAACGCCACTAAAATTACCATAAAGTATCTCACCCGGGATAAGGTTTACAAAGGCATCTATATTGTCGCCTATGTTAGACGTTACCTTAATTTTGAGAAACTCAGTTGTACCACTAGAGTCTTTACCTAATGCTTGTATAGCTACCCAAGAACCTGTATCGGGAGTTACAACAGTAGTGTCGTGCTCTCCAATAACATCAAAGCCATTCTGCCCTATGAGTAGATTGGCCGCTTCTTTCTCAGTATACTTATAAAGACTCATTACTTAGAACCAAAGACCTTTGAGAAAAAACCTTTTTTCTTACCTTTCTTGCCTTTACCTTTAACTTTTTTACCTTTTTTCTTTTTCTTCTTTATCTCTTCACTGCATGCCAGTTCTTCATACTGAACGGTGTCACTAGGAGTTGAGCTAATAAAAGAAAAGGTCATTAAGAAAGCCATTATCTTTTTCATATCTATACCTTTAAGTGTTGGGATACTTCTTCAGTACCACTTAGTTGAGGAACTATCCTTGACAGTAGTTCCGATTTAGTTTCACTGGAGCTATAAGATACTCCACGTTTGTCATAAAAATCTTGTATTTCTGCTTTGGTATTATCCATAGTAGGATAATCTGATTGACTTGTAGCTACACCATTTATTACGTGGTGAGTTCCAATAATCAATCTACCGTGACCGTTGTCGTATTTCTTGGCACATTCATCTACGTAACACTCTTCAATAACTTTAAAGCTATTAGACTTTTTAACTATCTCCCCATCTACATCTACGAAATACGTATAGGACGAAGGATAAGTCAGAGTCTCTTTAGTGCCATCTGGATATGTTTTTACCCTAGTCACACCGGGGCTTGTATTCCTATGAATCCTAACTCGATGACCCTGACTACTCCTTCTTACTATCATTACTCTACTTCAGCCTCTACATCATCTGACTTTGCTAATGACTCTTCAAGCATCCTTACAAATCCATCCTTGCTTACAGCGAGTTGCTGTTGGATGAAGTTGTTGCTATTTATCTTATCATCTATATTCTTTAGATGCAGATACATTTGCTTTTGCTCGTCATTAAAGTCCTTATTGACATCGTATTCAACGTCATTAAGAGTTAGAATAACTGGCGGTTGTTTTTCTTTTTTAGCCATGTTGTTTCCTTGTGTTAGTTCCCATAATTGGGAAGTTATTTATTCAGCATCACGGGCGGCACGGTCTTTATAATCACTTCGTGCCACTACCAATGCTACTATTTCATCTTCAGATGCTGGTATTGAGCTGACTGAATCATCAGCATATAGTTTCGGTAGCCATTCAGCCACTAATCGTTTTTTACAATTAGCAACTTTGCCGTCAATAGCTTTATCTACCCAATCTTGCACATCGAGTAAATCGTTTTTTAACACAGACTCTTCAGTTGTAGTAAGTGTTCTTTTTTTAATATCCATTATTATGTCCTTTGTATTATGTTATTTCGCATAGGTTATTTCACCTAACAAACGAGGTATCCACTAAAAATAGTTTCACCAGCACCCACAGCAATATCTGTCTGTTGTGTTCCTCCACCTTGATATAGAGCAACATAAGCAGTATCACTTGCATCCATATCAGCTAATACAGAAAAACTTAAAGACCAATATGCCGCATCTTGACCAAAATCGGGGTCGAAGATAGTATGTGTATAAGTCCTATTGGATGTTACAATCCACATATAATAATAATCAGCGGCAGAATCAATATCTATAAATCTTACATTGGCATTTAGTTGATACTTCCCTGTTACTGGAGCAGTAAATGTATTGGAAGCAAAATTACTACCTTGGTCAAAGACTTCAGTTCCAAGCACAATAGTAACTGCGGTATTAATAGCAATATTATTTTGAGCCGCACTAGGTATTGCTTGAAACGCTGGCATTGTAGTTGACATATATTTATCAGCATGAACAGTAGCACCACTATCTTTTGCCATATAAACATCAGTTATAGACACGTTTCCAATAACGGCTTTATTGTCTCCTTCACCACTTACACCATTTCCAATAACTATTTGATTTTGACCATTAACTGCTCCTATAGTAGAAAATGCACCTATAATTGTGTTCTCCATTCCTGTGGTTATGTTGTTTCCAGCTTGGTATCCAATTGCTACATTCCCCACAGTTCCAGTTGTTCCTGTTTGTGCTGTTAATGCTTGATACCCTACAGCAGTTGATTTACTACCACCATCTTCAGCACTTAATGCTTGGTATCCAACTGCGACATTTGCCTCTCCAGCAGTCAATGATGTAAGAGCATTTCTTCCTATTGCAACTGTTCCATCAGCACCATCACTATTAACAGCATACCCAGCGTTCCTTCCTATTGCAATTATATCTTCTGCACTTGTCGCTGTACCAAGAGCATCACTACCAATTCCGATATTAGAATCCCCAGATGTGATATTAGTTAAAGCATCTTTTCCAAGTGCGATATTCTGATTTCCAGAAGTCACATCAGTTAATGCCCTGTATCCAACACCAACATTACCATCAGCATCATCAGTTTGTGTTCCAGTACCTCCAGATAATTCGCCTACGAATACATTGAAATCTCCAGCACCATCTGAGTCGCCAGCAGTTTTTCCAAATATGGTATTTGATGTACCAGTATCATTATTAGAGAGTGAGATTCGGGAGTTGCCATCAAGTATCAATACATCTTTAGAGCTATCATAAAAATGTAAACTATCATCACCAGTTTCTCTAAGACCAACAAACCATTTTTGATTACCACCAGTCCTTGCCTCAAAACCAGCATAGTCACTTGTATCCACTCTATCTACTATTACTCTTAAACCACTACCAGCAGTAGTCATTATTGCTTCTATATTGCCATTAGCAACTGCTAATTTCTCACCGGGTGAGTCAATTCCTATACCAACAGTCCCATCTGAATTAATATTCATTTTTTCTGTTGGGTCTGCACCAGTACCGCCTGTCAAAAATCTTATTTGCCCTTCAGGTCTTACTTCTATAGCTGAACTTGCGTTGCTATCATTGTATCTATCGCTACCACCAGAGGTATTAACAAAAGAATTAGAACCAAGATATATGATTACACCAGAATTACCTGTTAATCTTACAGGTTGTATAATTGAATCTGTAGTTCCACCATCTTGGTCAAATTTTATACCTTGTACTGCACTTGTATAAACAGAAGGTGAAAAGTTTATATTTTTTCCACTACTTATATTTACATCATTACCAAAGGTAGATGAAGTATTATTTATTGTAAGTCTTGCAACACCCCCTGTGTAATATTCCTGAGTATCTGTACCAAAGATAATTGCATTATCTGTATCGCCTGTGTGTCTTATGGTACTCGCAACCTCGATAACACCAGCAAAGGTAGCAGTTCCAGCAGATGAAATTATAAGTGAATCATTATATGCATTGTTCTGCAAAACAGAAAAAGTCAAAGACGAATCCATATTTGCACCAGTAGAAAAGTCTGCTTCTTTTTTAGCAGTTATCTTCGCACCACCTCTGATAGTTGAACCATCTCCTAAATTAAGACGTAAAGCGGCTGTCTCGTTTACAGATGAACCAGCACCAGCAACATTGTCAAGTGCTATATAAGCATCACCATCTACAGATTGTGTAAAAGTAGCTGATTGGTCTGAACCTATCGTGAGTGCATCTGTACCATTACCGCTTCTAAGTTTTAATATCCCAGATGCGTGTTGAGTACCTACCATCATTAACTTGTCATTGTACTCATAAGATATATTTGCACCATTTAAATCACTTGCAGAACCACACAATAGTATTCTCAGAGACCACGCAATGTTATTCTTAAAGAAAAGAGGTATA